ACTATCACTGCTTGAATTAATCCAATTTTATATTTTTTCATGTATTTTTTCTATTGTTTCTGTTGTACTATGTCCTTCAACTGTTGGAAAAATTACAACTTTTGCAAGTTCATTACCAACGGTAGTTTCTACTGTATAGTCTCCACCTTTGACAATTACGTCTGGACGTATTTTGGTTATTTCATCAATTGGTGTATCACCATCAAATATTACAACTTCATCTATAAACCCTAATTGTTCTAATGTTTCTTTACGTTTGAATTCATTGTTAATGGGTCTTAACGGCCCTTTTAAACGTTGTACACTGCTATCGCTGTTTATACCTACTATAAGTCTTTTACCTAGTGTAGCGGCGTGTCTAAGAAGTTTTAAATGGCCAGTATGTAGTATATCAAACACACCGTTAGTCCATACAACACCTTTGTTTAGGTCATCTTCTGTGACAACTGTTACGCCTCTTTTTTCAACTACACGAGAAGCACCATAACAGGCAAGTTCACATGACTCAGGCACTGTTTTTCCTTTGTTCAATCCATGTGCAATTATTGCCATTACAGTATCACCAGCACCTGACACATCTGCAACTTCTTGAACTTCTTCTTTACAATGCCAATTTTCTTTGTCATTAATAACATGGATACCATTAGCACCATCTGTAACAACTAACCACTGCCATTTATATTCTTTTAAATAATCTCTTGCATCATCATAATTAAATTCACCAAACCATTCGGTATATTCTTTCATATTAGGTTTGACTAAAAATGCACCTGTATAATATGAGGGTGATTGTTTAGGATCAACTAAAACTTTTGCACCTTTAGATAATACTTTAGAAACTGTATCTCTCCTTACAGCACCTTTGTTGTAGTCACTAATTACTACTAAATCGTTTTCATTTACAATTTTAAGAAATCTATCTTGTGCTTCATTGCATTTACAAATTGCGTCAGTATCAAATCGACAAATTTGTTGGCCTTGTGTGCTTACTATTCTAACTTTACTTGTAGTAGCCTCCATACACATTGTCAAATAAGCATCGACTTTTGTATTTTCTAGTAATTCTAAAAAACCATAACCTTGTTTATCTTTACCTAATGGACCGTGTAACTCTACTTCACCGTTTATACTTGCCAGGTTGACTGCTAAATTTCCTGCACCACCTACGTTTCTTTTATAACCACTTTCAACTAAAACAGGGACAGGTGCTTCAGGACTTATTCTGTCCACGGAACCTATTCTCCATTCGTCAAGCATTACGTCACCGTAGACTAAGATGGCCATTATTTCTCCAATAATTGAATTAAATCAAAAACAGTTTCTAGTTTTGTTTGATTTGTTTTATTTTGTAAAGTGTTCTTTAATCCCATGTGTAATGGCTTAGGCCATTTGTTAAAACTTGCCCATGCATAACCATCATGTTCTTCATTAAGGACAGGAATAAATTCTTCATTTACTACAACAAGATATGTGTGGAATTTAAATTTTTCGTCAGTGCTTACAAAAGTTTCTAAAGGAATAGTTTTAGCAATTTTTGGTAATGTACCAATTTCTTCCTTTATTTCCCTTTGTAAACTTTCCCATGGAGTTTCTTTGGTATTATTAGTACCACCTACTAATCCCCAGACGTTGTTCTGTTTGCTCTGTACTCTATGTAAAAATAAAAAACGTTTAGTTTTTAATGAATAGAATAAGGCACCACTACATATAATATCTTGACTCATACTATTAATTATTTAAAATAGTAGGTGCCAAGTGCCGTTTCGGTATTCGCCTTCCCAAGATAGCACCCATTCTTCGCCAGTCCATTTATATTGGATGCCAGTATTTAGATTAGTTTGGTAAATTATTTCAGTTGTTGCACTTGCGTCAAACAGTATTGACCATTTACTTCCGTCCCATTCAACTATGTCATTAACACTTGCAACAAAGTCTGTGTTATCTGCATTTTTCCAAGCATCTGGACCATCTGTATTACTTGTATCTCCAACATCACCTAATAATAAAAATCTTGTTCCTGCATTTTTTTGTACAGTAGGATTAAATGTAGCAGGATCTATAATATAATCAATCTTACTTCTATCACCTGTTGAACCTGTAATGACTTTATCTGTTGGGAAAGTATCTGTATCATAATTTATAATTAAATTACGTTCGTCTGTACTATCAATGGCAACTGATCCGTTAATACTTGTTGTAATACCTGTTCTAGATAATTGTAACTGACTTAATCCTGCTCTAAACTTACCAGGCATTGCTTCAATATATTGCGTCCAATTTACTCCGCCTATTTTTCCTTTGTGAATTAATTTTGCTACATTACCCATTACTAATAAATCTAAATTATTATATGTTGTAACACGTACACTTGCAGTATCTTTTCTTTTAGTTTTATTAGCATCTTCAAAATCTGTTGTAGGACTTTCTGCTCCGCCATCACTGTATGCTTTTAATTCTGGCATACTTTCTCCTAAGTCTATGGTACCTTTGCTTTCGTCAAAAATGCTCATTACAATATTTGTAATTACACCAAGTTTTTTAACTTTAGTTGGAGGTGAAATATAAATTGGAGTTTTTAATCCTAACTGACTAACATCTATTTCATTTTCAGTTCCAACAGGAATACTTCTTGAACTAAAATTTACGTTATCTAATTCAACTACACTTAAACTTGTCCAGTCTACATAGTTGTCAGTTGTTTGTATTTCTAAACTAGGATTAAACATCATTAAAATTTGTTCCATGATTTGTAATTTTTGATCTGTATTAGTTGACCAAATATCTGCTGTCATTTCTAATGTGTATGGAGTTGGCATTAAACGTTCAACTGTTACGTTTTTACCTTGTGTGTTTAAATATTCTTTTCCTGCACTATCGTAAGCACGTTCTCTTAAATGTACTTTACTAACAAACGTACTATCACTTATTCTATCTCTATCTAATTGTAATCCTGAAATATAAACACTTATTCGTGGAGCAGATGGAATTTTATTTTCTGAATTATCTCTCATGATGTGTCCGACTTGTCTAGTAATATCACCGTACATCACAGGAACCTTTACTAAAGCACCTTTACCATCCTTATAGGTAAAATTACTCAGAAGTCTAATCATCTGAGTTACATATCTTCTAATTTGTCCATCATAAAAATGTTGCATTATTTTTTACACCCACAATCATTAAGGAAAAAATGTACAACTGCCATTGTAAACCACATCCATGTCATTTCACTGACACCAAATAAACTATTTCCATGCATTCCCATATCTTTTACTAAAAAAATTACGCCAAAAATTCCAAAAATTAATCCTGCTATATTGTGTTTCATTAATTATCCGCCTTAGGTTTCAATGCTTTTGATATTGCTTGTCTTTCTATAACAGTATCTCCACCAATGTTTGTTGTTTTAGTATTATTAATAAATGTTCCTTTTTGTGTTTTCTTATTAGGACTATTAGTTAAGTTGTGTCTTACAGCATCTTCTACTTTAACCCAACGTTGGCTATCAAATCTAAATAATCTGTTTGGTAAAAAGTCTGTTCTTAAGAAGTAATCACCTTTGACACTAGCAGTTGGGAAACTTATTCCATGGCCAAACACTTCACCATTAGGTGCTAATCCGTCACCTATTAGATAACCTTGATATCCGCTACGTTCTGGAGTTTGATTTACTCTACTTGCATCTAAGTTTCCGCTATTAATACTTGCATCTATTGTAGCCTCATCGGCAGTGACCAATTCAGGATTATTGTTATCATCAACTTGTAATGTGTATAAGTGTGAAGTGTCATAACCTGACTTAGGTGCATCGGCTTCTGCTTGTCCTACAATAGCATCATTGATTTGCATTTCTCTTTCGTATGTAGATAATACATCTCTTAAAGTTTGCGAACTTCCTTCTTCCGTTGGTAAATCTAATATTTCTTTAAATTCTTGTGAATCAACAATTTGTTTCATTTTGATTCTGTATAAATGTGGGTACCATGTTTGTGAAAATCCTTCACTTGCACGATTAACATCTTCTACAACATAAAATCTTTTAAGTGCTACACTGTGATCATTTAGTGCGTGTTCATCTTTTAAGTGTGGTAGTTCTAATACATCGCCTGACATAATTTTTCTGCCTAAAGTTTTAACACTGTAATTAATAGGCAATGTCATAAACAATGTATCGTTTTGTAAAAATAAGCCAAATTGACTCATGTCAAAATCTACATCTTGAACATTATAGATACCACGCATAACATACACGTCTGGATCATACTTTCTATCACGATTTTCCATGAAAAGCAAATCCTGAATATTGCTTTCTTTTACTGCATTATATCTAGGCTGATCAGCAGTAGCATCTGTTTCATCAGGATTTTTAGGACCTAAATATTTGTGTACAAATACATCTGTACCACCTACAGTGAACATCTCCTGTATGGTTTTATCTAGGAATTCGTAATCTTTTCCTTTTTCAGGTTTGTATAAACTCAGTCTCGGCATAGTAATTGTATTTATCGTTCGCATAAATACATATAAGATGAGCGATATAGTAACCCAAAAACAAGAGATATTTGATTATGTGTCCGCAATGCTAGGCGGAGGAATGATCGATGTTGAATTAGATCCACAACATTATGAGATCTCACTACGTACAGCATTTGATAAGTTCCGTCAGCGTTCTGATAATTCTGTTGAAGAAAGTTATGTTTTCCTAGATACAGTGATAGATCAAAATGACTATGTACTTGCAAATGAAATAGTTGAAGTCAGAAAAATATTTAGAAGAAGCATTGGTAGTAGAACTGGTGGTGGTGATGGTGGTACATTGTTTGAACCATTCAATTTAGCATACACAAATACCTATCTTTTAGCAAGTTCAAACATGGGTGGTTTAGCAACTTATAATATGTTTGCTAGTTACCAAGAACTTGTAGGTAGAATGTTTGGTAGTTTTATAGAATTTAAATGGAACACTACTTCTAAAAAATTAACACTATTACAAAGATCCAGAGCGGAAGAAACATTGTTGTTATATTGTTACAATCATAGACCAGACAGTGAATTGTTAAATGATTATCTTGCAAAACAATGGATCAAAGATTACACACTTGCAAAATGTAAGTATATGCTAGGTGAAGCAAGAAGTAAATTTGCCACTATTGCAGGTCCACAAGGTGGTTCAACTCTTAATGGTGATGCTCTAAAACAAGAAGCACAGGCTGAACTTGAAAGACTTGAAGAAGATCTTAAACTACAAGTTGCAGGCGGTATGGGTTACGGTTTCACAATCGGCTAAAAAATACTTGACATCCACTAAACATTAGTATATACTATTAACTTAACATTAGGAAATAGTCGCATGATAATTGGCATTTGCGGATTAATTGGATCCGGTAAAGACACAGTAGCACAAACATTAATAGAT